CTACGAAGTTGGCACATGGGACGAGTGCGAAGCTATTAAAATTTTCTACAACACATTTATCAGTGCCAAAGTTGGCCTGGTTAACATGGTCCAAGACTTTGCTATGAAGATTGGCAATATCAATGTTGACGTGGTCACAGATGCCTTGGCCAAAAGTACCATGCGTATCATGGGCCCCAAGTACATGACCGCAGGTATGGGTGATGCAGGCGCTTGCCATCCAAGAGATAACATTGCCCTACGTTGGTTAGCTGAAGAATATCAAGTGGGCTATGACTTGTTTGATACAGTCATGCATGCTAGAGAAATACAAGCAAAGAACTTGGCTTTGTTCCTAGTTGACCAAGCTCGAGAAAACAATTTGCCGATCGTTATTCACGGTAAAGCCTACAAGCCAGACGTTGAATATTGTATTGGTTCATACTCTACCCTGGTTGGATTTTATATTAAAGAAGCAGGTTTTACAGTCACCTATGTTGACCCACTTGCCGACGATCCTACCAACGTTGTGTTAGAGGTACATGCTCCTGCTGTATTTTTGTGGGCACACAATCGTAAAATTACATACGAATACACCGGCGACCAATTAGACACCCAACCGTACTGTCAAATACAAGGCGGCAGCATAATAGTTGACCCGTGGCGCAAATTACCACTTGACATGCCAGGCATTAATGTAGTACACTATGGTAACACCAGACTCTAACAAGGACCTTTATGGGCATATTTGATCGATTTTTAAAAAAGAAACAACCTGAAGTTAAGTCTGAACCCAAGCCCGAACCCAAGCCCAAGAAGGTAGAAAAAACTGCCAAGGAATTGGCCACTGAGCGAGGCGAGCCTTTTGTGACTATTCTCAGCATGGAAGTTGATCCTGAGAATATACAAAATGGTGCTTTTGAACTTGACTGGAATGACAAGTTTGTGGCCAATCTTGTTCGTGCTGGATATCAAATGAACCCCAAAGACCACGACAGTGACATTGTAGATCGTTGGTTTACTGCTGTGTGTCGCAACATAGTATTAGAAACCTACGAGCAGGCCGAAGCTATGAATCCCGAACGCGATCGTGTGGTCAAGACTCGCAACATTGGCGACGGCAGATCCGAAGTATCATGATTTTCAATCATATCCGTAAACTCAAAGAAGAAGGTAAAACTATTGGCATCACCTTCAGTACCTTTGATATGTTACACGCAGGTCATATTGCCATGTTGGCCGAAGCTAAGAATCACTGTGATTACCTGATTGCTGGACTACAAACGGATCCTACCATTGACCGTCCCGACAGTAAAAATCCACCAGTACAAAGTATTGTAGAACGTCAAATACAATTGGCCGCTTGTCGCTATGTAGATGAAGTTGTTGTTTATCAAACAGAACAAGACTTAATTGACTTGTTGCTGATCCTTCCGTTGGATGTCCGTGTGTTGGGTGTGGAATACGAACACAGGGCCTTTACCGGACGTGAGGAAGGTGAACGCCGTGGCATCAAGGCCATTTTTAACGGACGTGATCACTCGTTTAGTTCAAGCAGTTTACGTAAACGTGTGGCCGAAGCTGAAACAATAAAGGTTCTTAAACAGTCGTGATTCTGTATGTTAATGGTGACAGTCACACCGCGGCAGCCGAAGCCGTAAATGCTCATGCGTTTGCCGAAGATGATCCTAAATTATATTATCTAGGGCGATTACCACACCCAGAAAATCTTGCGACCAGTTGGGGCAAACTGTTGAGTCTGTCGTTGAGGTGTGGTTTTCAGTGTGAAGCTGAAAGCGCCAGTTCAAATGCCCGGATACTGAGAACTGCTCGTGCCTGGTTAGCAGAACAAAAAAATAATCTACAAGACATTCTGGTCATTATTCAATGGTCAACTTGGGAACGCGAAGAATGGGAATACAATGGTATTACCTATCAAGTCAACGGTTCGGGTATTGACCAAGTTCCACCCGAAGCCCAAGAAAGATATCGCAATTACATAATTGGTCTCGATTGGCAACAAAAGACACACCAAGCACATGACGAAATTTGGCAATTTCATCAAGAACTTCTTGCCCAAAATATACCGCATGTGTTCTTCAATGGCAACAATGATTTCAGCGTGATTAAAAATCAAAAAGATTGGGGTTTCAGTTACATAGGACCTTATGATCCAGCCAGTACATTTGACGCCCAAATTCGCACAGCTGGATTTGAAACAGTGGCACCCAATTCATATCATTTTGATAAAGATGCCCACGCATGGTGGTTCAAACGCATACTCAATTATCTAATAGCCAACAAATTTGTTTGACAAAATAGATAACTTCTGTTATACTGGTAGTATGAAATATGTTCTTATAGATACGGCTAATATGTTCTTTCGTGCTAGACACGGTGCTTTTCGTGCCGCTGACACGTGGGAGAAAATTGGATTTGCCCTCCATGTAACCCTGATGAGTGCTAACAAGGTGGCCCGACGCTTTGACGCAGATCACGTGGTGTTTGCACTGGAAGGCAGAAGCTGGCGCAAAGACACTTATAAACCCTACAAAAATAACCGTGCTGTAGCCCGTGCGGCACTGACAGAAGCCCAAGCAGATGAAGATAAAATGTTTTGGGAAACCTATGATAATTTGACTAAATACTTGTCCGAAAGAACCAATTGCTCAGTTGTTAGATGTCCCACAGCAGAAGGCGATGATATTATAGCTCGCTGGATAGCACTACACCCCCAAGACGAACACGTTATTATCAGCAGTGATACTGACTTTGTTCAATTAATAGCACCCAATGTTACACAATATAATGGTATCACAGACGAACTAATCACCATAGAAGGAATATTCGATGCCAAAGGTAAAGCGGTTATCGATAAGAAAACTAAAGCACCTAAAACAACGCCGAACCCAGAATGGCTACTCTTTGAAAAGTGTATGCGAGGAGATAGTTCGGATAATGTCTTCTCAGCGTACCCAGGTGTCAGAACTAAGGGCACTAAGAACAAAGTTGGACTCCAGGAAGCGTTTGAAGATCGAGCGAAACAAGGGTTCAACTGGAACAACATGATGCTACAACGCTGGACTGATCCAGATGGTCAAGAACATCGTGTGCTAGATGATTACGAACGCAACAGAACTCTAATAGATTTAACAGCACAGCCCGACGAGATTAAACAAGTGGTGGACACTGCCATCCGTGAACAGATCAGTCACAAGGACATTGGTCAGGTCGGTGTGCGCTTTATGCAGTTTTGTGGCAAGTATGAATTAAACAAATGCAGTGAAAGCGCCGACAGTTTTGGCCGTTGGATGAATGAAACATACAAAGGCGTATTAAATGAAACTGATGCATAACGTTCTGACCATTGGTATTTTTTTAATTGCGGCTGTAGCAATTATAGTGTTAACCAGTTACCGAGACAATCAGATGCCAGTCAAATACGATTGTGCATTGTTGATCGGTAGTTGGCATCCGGACTTCCCTCCGGATGCCATTGAAGCATGTAGAAAAAAAGGAATCATATATGATAGTAGCAAAACCAGTTATAGATAAACAGTATTGGATCTTACAAGAAAACAATCGTAAGATTGGCAATGTAGAAGCTTGTGCTGGCGGATATCAGGTCAAGATCCATAATCAAATAGTACAGTTCAAGACCATACGCATGGCCGCTCAGCGAGTGAACATTCAATTTGAACCTGCAATTAAAATCAGCAGACCAAAATCCACAACAACACATGTGCATGGTTATCCAGTCTCAGGACAAGTGTACAATCCCATGTGGGACGTTAGTCAACAGTTACCAGTGTACACCAAGACCAACAAAAGTAAAAGTTGGATTGCAGCCGGATGGTACCGAGTACGCAAAGGTCGAGTCTGGAAAACTATACTAGCACCAAAATTAATCATGATTCAACGCTATCCTTACCAAGGACCTTTTTACTCCGAGGACGAAGCCAATGACTATGCACCTACAGAAGTTCGTTGATCGTGTGCGTGGTCACGAATCGCGTGGCTCTAAAGATTTTATTATGAGCATGGCTGATGCCAAGGATGTACACGCTGATATCACTAGATTATTGTTAGAACTTCAAAATCTACGTGAACAATTGACCGCAATTCCACCACAAGAAGTGATTACCGTGCAAATGGATGGTGGAACATTCTAAAACTACCTATATTTCTAGATAAATAAAATATAGGAGTTTAATGAAATGAGCCGACCAAAACCTAGTGTATTAATTGAGCACACAAACAAGGCCACCTATAAGACTGAGCAGGTTTTGGCTTCCGAAGGAGTTTGGGCTGTGTTCTATGACGCTAAACCTATCAACCTAAAAACATCAAACATGTTGGTCCAATATCCTGGACCCAAATACAAAAAAGTTTCATTCAGTAATCCAGGCCATGCCAAGAACTTGGCTCGCAAACTCAACACACAATTTAAAACTGAAAAGTTTACCGTGGTGTTGTTAAAGTCAGGCGACCAGATTTATCCTTGATGTGCGCAATAAAAAGAAACTGACTGAAGAACTACTAGCACTTCTACCCGAAGAGCACCGCACCGATCTAACTACAACAATGCATGCCTGGTGGTTCAACACTCGTCGCAATGGAGGAATGAGATTGACTGCCATAGGGTATGATGCATTTGCTGAGGATTTGGATTTGGAAAATTATTCATACAGCATTGACAATCCTTTGATGTTCAATCAACAGACCATTTTAAAGTTGGATCGTAAAATGCAAATGCCGTATTATATTCACGCAGTCAAAGGCATACCCAAAAAGATCATATTCTTTGGCAGTAAAGAAGCAGTGATGGTCAACCTGTATGGTAACCTACAGCAATTTCTTGACAATTATGAGCCGTGATGCTATACTATACATCAGGGCCTTTAGCTTAATGGTAAAGCAATCGACTCATAATCGATGGAGTGAAAGTTCAATTCTTTCAAGGCCCACCATTTTATATCATGTATAATTCTATAATCTTTAGCGACGTCACTGACCCTATAGTTACCACACTGGCCTTGGGGCCTTACAAGTGCGCCCATGTCATACGGCAAGCTGGTTACTCTTGCTTGGTAGTCAACCATCTCAGTTCCTGGAACAAAGACGAACTGTGTGCGTTATTGAACGATGCAGTAGGCCCAGAAACTTATCTAGCTGGATTCAGCACTACATTTTTAAACCGCATGATTCACGACAATGACGGGTTTCAACTCTCTGTTGAAGACATTGGGCAGAGTACTGTGTTCCCTCAGGGTCCAGAATTTGAAGCTGAAATTATTCAACATCTGCGTCAGCTGAATCCTAACATAAAAACCATGGTAGGTGGCACCAAAACTGGGCCCAACTACAGCAATCGCAACATAGATTATGTATTGTTGGGCTACAGTGAAATCAGCGTGGTCAATCTTATACGTCATTTGGATCTAGACGAGCCATTGAACAAGGCTGTAAAAAACGTCTGGGGTCGTTGGATCATAGATGATCGTTATGCCAAAGATTATGATTTTCCACGTTGTACTATGAAATGGTTGCCGGAAGATGTAGTAAATCACAAGGTGTTGCCGTTGGAAATTGCACGTGGTTGTATATTCCGTTGCAAATTTTGTAGCTATCCTATGAATGGCAAACAACAGTTAGATTTTGTACGCACACCAGACACGTTGTATCAAGAACTACAAGAAAACTATCAACAGTACGGCATACGGCACTATATCATTGTGGACGATACACTTAATGATCATATAGAAAAATTAGAGTCGCTGGTCAGCATGGTCGAGCGACTGGACTTTCAACCTGTGTTTTGGGCTTACCACAGATTAGATTTGATCTGTACCCGCCCCGAAACCCTAGATCTATTGTATCGCATCGGCGTGAGAAGCATGTATTTTGGTATAGAGACTCTGCATCAGCCCACAGGGCGTGCCATTGGCAAAGGGTTTGATAGTACCAAGCAGATTGAAATGATGCGACGCATGAAAGATCAATATCCAGATATCAGCCAACACGGCAGTTTTATTGTAGGGCTTCCTTATGAACCTGTAGAAAGTATACAGAAAACCTACGGGCAGATCATGTCAGGCCACATACCATTGGACAGTTGGATCTTTCAGGAGTTAAAGATATTCCTGCCCGAGGACAATGCTTTTAATAGCGAAATTACCCTGACTCCAGAAAAGTTTGGTTACGAAAATCTTGGATTAGCCGACAGCAAAGGCCGTTTTATCAATTGGCGTAATGAATACCTTGATCACGAAACTGCCACACAGTTGAGTGCGGCCTACATGGTTGCAAGTAACAACAGCCAACATCATCTTGTCAGCGGACACACTGCCATGCATTTAACAACCATGGACATGGATTTTGATCAGGTGCGTACTACCTGTTCTAGTCACATGGATTGGCACAAGATACGCACCAAAACCAAACCCAAGTTTGAAAACATATATCGAGTCAAATTAATGGCGCTGGTCAGAAAGAATAAATATCAACATGCACAACAAACCGCCCGTTGATAAGTTTTACTACTCTGAAAAAGAGTGGGATCGATTAGGATGTGGTCCGTTGCCCAAAGAAAGAGATGTTAGCCAACGACATCTGGATGCCCATGCAAAAGGTAATCCTAAGGTTGACGGCAAAGTCGTAAAAGGGTATAATTAAGCTATGATATTGATTGCATACCTTATTCTAGCCTGTGTACTTGTATACGGGTTAATCGAATTAAAAAACTGGGTAGACAGTAACGAACGGTAAGAGTTTTCGAACTTTTGCATAAAAGTTCGTGGTGGGTCGGATCATAAGTAATGATAGTTAAATTTTAAAAGGAAGTAAAGTACTATGGCGTTTGGTAAAGTAAAATGGTTCAATGATGCAAAAGGTTTTGGATTTATTACACCCGATGGTGGTGGCGACGATTTGTTTGCACATTTCTCAGCAATCAACACTGGTGGATTTAAGACACTCAAAGAGAATCAAACTGTTATGTTTGATGTGGTGCAAGGCCCCAAGGGCAAGCAAGCATCAAACATTGTTCCGCAACAGTAAAGAATTGTTGTAATTCCTTCGTAGTGAAGGCATCGTGGACGGGAGTTCGATTCTCCCCGGGTCCACCAAAAGTATATTGCAGGTGCGAGAACAACGCAGAAATGTGTTTGTTGATCTGGCGACTTGGAACGACTCACTCTTGTTCGCGTTACAATAT